ATAGTTGTAGCAATAAAGTAATAATTCTTCTTCTGCTCTAGGACGTTGCAACAATGTAAGTTTCTTGCTTGTATTACTCCATTTAAATTCAATAAAGCTACCGAACATTCTGCCTACTAATTCTTGATGCTGCGAAAACATATCGTATGTGGCTAATCCGCCCAGTTTTGATCCTGACAACAAATATGTATTTGTATATGCCATGTTAAATGGTTCAAACAAACTGCCGCCATCACCGCCGCCTGTTCTTGAACCAATTGATCTACGAAAGAGTTTGCGGACTTCCATTACTTCATTTGGTAATATATAATCATTTTGATCTATAACTGTTGTTAAGAACATGTAGCTTTCTTCAACTGCATTATCACTACGCTGTCTAAAACGTGTCAATGCTTTGTTTAAGCCGGTTTGATAGTGTATAGGATCGAGTTCAACATCAACCATTCCCCCACCTAGGAATGTGTTAACATAATCGTATACTTCTTGTTTCTGTGTTGCTAAATCTGCCATATGAAGTTCTCCAATAGTATTTATCGGTAACGATAAATATGTATAACAAATAGGAGAACAGTTATCCCTCGTTTATCATTATACAAACCAGAACGCGGCAATGATTATTATTTCTTGGACAAGCAAATTCAGGAAATGTTCACTGTTGGCGGCACTGATATTAATATTCATAAATTTCTAGGTGCTGAAAATCCTGTCGAAGGTGAAGGCACTGCTGATCAGCCTACTTACGATGCTGTTAAAGAAACTAATATACAGGACTTACTATTTTTAGAAAATAGAGACAGAAAGTACGATCCAGACGTATATAGTATGCGCGGCATTTATAATGTTCAAGATATTGATTTTGATCTATCGCAATTTGGATTATTTCTAAGTAACGATACATTAATGTTGACCATTCATATTAATAGTAGCGTTAAAACCTTAGGTAGAAAAATTATGAGTGGCGATGTAGTTGAACTTCCGCACTTGAAAGATGAATATGCACTTAACGATTATAGTGTTGCACTTAAAAGATTTTATGTTGTAGAAGATGTTAATCGTGCATCAGAAGGATTTAGTCAAACTTGGTATCCGCATTTATATCGTTTAAAACTAAAACAAATATATGACGGGCAAGAATATAACGAAATATTAGACTTACCTGCAGAAGAAGGTAGCGATAATACATTACGAGATTTACTTTCAACTTACGAAAAGGAAATGCAAATTTCCAATGCTGTGGTTGCACAAGCAGAATCTGATGCTCCTAAGAGTGGTTATGACATTAGTCATTATTATACTGTAAGCACAAATGATGATGGAAGTATTGCACTGCAAACAGCAGACGACACTGATATTGATGCAAGTAATATTAATATCAATGCAGATGAAATAGTGGACAGACCAGAACGTGAAGGCTATACAGGATATCTAGTAGGCACAGGCGATGTTGCTCCTAACGGTGCTCCGTTTGGTTTTGGCATTGCTTTTCCAAGACTTAATGTCGAAGGCGATTATTTTTTGCGTACAGACTTTTTACCAAATCGAATGTTCCGTTATGATGGCACACGCTGGGTTAAAGTACAAGACGATATCAGAATGACACTAAGTAATACACTTGATAGACAGACACAAAAAGGATCGTTTATTAATAATACAAAAACTAGTGAAATTAGTGGCGAAACTGTTGAAGAGAGACAAAGTCTCTCTAAGGCACTTAAACCACGTAGACCAACGGCGGATAACTAATGCAGCATTTTTATGACGGTCAAGTAAGACGCTATCTTACACAAATGATGAGAATACTTGCAAACTTTCCAGTTCAAGACGGCAAAGGTGTGCAAAAAGAAGTGCCGGTTACCTACGGTGATCTATCGCGCCAAGTGGCAAACATTATTCGCGAAAATTCAGAAAATAAGTTACCAAGTGCGCCGCGTATTGCTGTTTACTTAACTGGATTAGAATTAGACAAAGATAGGCTAACAGATTCGACATACACCCGCAAAACTAATATTAGAGAACGCGAGTGGGACGAAACTTCTGGTGAATATCTAAATACACAAGGTAAAAACTATACTGTTGAACGATTAATTCCTACTCCATATATGATGCGTGTTAATGCAGATATATGGACATCAAACACAGATCAAAAACTTCAGCTATTAGAACAAATACTTGTATTGTTTAATCCTAGTTTGGAAATGCAAACTACAGACAACTTTATCGACTGGACTAGTATTAGTGTTGTTAATCTAGAAAATGTGACGTGGTCAAATAGAAGTGTGCCTGTTGGTGTAGACAGTGAAATAGATATTTGTACACTTACGTTTAGTATTCCAATCTATATCAGTCCTCCTACCAAAGTACGCAAAATGGGTGTTATTACTAATATTATTACAAGCATGTTTGACGAAACATTAGGAACCATTGAAGACGGAGTAAGTCGACCAGTATTGAATGCATACGACGACGTTCCTAGACCTGGCATTGCTCAAAACAATTTCGGAAGAAAAGCACAAACTGATGTGGCAGCGGAAATGGCAAACGTAAATTATAATACATACGGTGCATTTATAGATGCTGATACAGCGCAGCTTTACTCAAACGGAATAGTTGGAAATAAAAACTGGAGAGAAATATTTGAAGCGTTACCAGGACAATATGCTGCTGACGTAAGTCGTATATTCCTTACTAGCCAAGATAATGCAAGTACAGTAACAGGCACATTTACACTAAGTCCGTTTGATGAAACTAAATTATTAATTAATTGGGACACTGACAGTTTTCCAAGCGATACTGTAATTAGCGGGCGTACAAGTATAGATTACATTATAGATCCAACCAATTTTAATCCTAATAGTATCAAAACAAGCGGTTTAAGGTTATTACTACTAAATGATGTAGGAGATGCAGATGCAGTAGAATCTCCAGTAGCATGGCAAAATGCAGATACAAGTGCATTAATTGCTAGTGCAAATGACATTATTGAATGGGACGGGTCTAAGTGGAATATTGTGTTCGATGCAAGTGCAATAACTGAAACCACTTATACTACTAATTTAAACACAAGTGTGCAGTACAGATTTAATAATAACGAATGGTTATTAAGTATCGACGGCGATTATCCAGTTGGGACATGGCGAATTGAACTAGCAGGCTAATTATATGTATGAACAATATGATTACTTGCAGTGGCGCACTGTTTTACACACTAGATACAAATAGATTCCTATTTCTTCATCGTGCTCAAGGCAAGCGAAAAGACTTGTGGGGATTAGTTGGAGGCACCAACGAAGGTGCCGAAACACCGTTCGAAGGTTTAAGAAGAGAAATCCAAGAAGAAATTGGTTTTGTTCCTGAAATCACAAAAACACTTCCGTTAGAAAGTTTTATTTCTCCTGATAGTAATTTTTATTTTCATACATATCTTTGTGTAGTTGAACAGGAGTTTATTCCTATTCTCAATAACGAACACAACGGATATGCATGGTGCAGTTTTACTAAATGGCCCAAGCCGTTACATCACGGATTGCGTAATACCCTTCAAAGTAAAATTAACTTAACTAAATTAGATACTGTTTTTCAAACAATTAATTTACTTGACAAATAACTTAAAAGATAGTATAATAAGAACATGAAAGTATTAGTTATCGGCGATATAATAATCGACAAATACATATACGGTACAAGCACTCGGATAAGTCCCGAGGCTCCTGTCCCTGTAATTACATACAAAAAAGAAGTCGAAACACTAGGTGGAGCTGGACTAGTCTACGAAAACTTAAAAGGCCTTGGCGTTGACGTTGATCTCTACGACACAGGCGAAGAATCTAGTATTAAAACTCGTGTAATTTGTGATGGTCATTATATAACACGCATAGATGCTGACAAATTTGCAAACGGCACTGATGTATTAGACAAAATCATTAATGATGATTTCTCACAATACGAATATGTTGTATTAAGTGACTATAACAAAGGTGTTCTAGACGAATCTTTAAGAATTATTCAACATCTTAACAAGTTTAGTTGTAAAATTATTGTTGATCCTAAACGTCCTGCACATTTTTATAATGGCGCTTGGCTAGTAAAACCCAACTACAAAGAGTTTAGCGACTTTGGATTTACTAACTGGCAAGCTAATATCGTTACAACTAATGCAAGTGATAATGTTGTTGCTAGCATAGACAATGTAGTGTACGATATACCAGTTGAAGCAGTAGAAGTAAACGATGTCACAGGTGCTGGTGATTGTTTCTTAGCAGCATTTGTCTACGGACTTACAAAAGAATATAGTTATAAAAAATGTTTACAACTAGCAGTAAAGGGCTCTACCAAAGCAGTTACGCACGTAGGTACATATACGCTTGCTGTAAGCGACTTAGAAGATCGAGTAGTGTTTACTAACGGAGTGTTTGATATACTGCACAAGGGTCATTTTGAGCTCTTAGCAGAAGCAAAATCGCTTGGTGAAAAATTAATTGTAGGTATTAATAGCGATGCAAGTGTTAAACGTCTTAAAGGCGAAACACGCCCTATTAATAATGTTATGAAACGTATCAGTCAATTAGAAATATTGCCGTGGGTAGACAAAGTCATTGTGTTTGACGATGATACTCCATATGAAATAATCAAAGAATTAAAGCCGCACGTAATTGTAAAAGGCGGCGATTACACCGTAGAACAAGTTGTAGGACATGATCTAGCACCCGTACACCTTGTATCTACTGTCGAAGGTTATTCAACTACAAATATTATAGAGGCAAGCAGATGAGAATATTAGTTACAGGACACGAAGGGTTTATTGGTAAGAATGTTGCAAGCTATTTGCAGCAAAAAGGACACGAAGTCGAAGGGTGGGAATGGCAACCTGGAATACTTCCTAGCACAGAAGATTATGATTGGTGTATACACCTGGGTGCTATTAGTAGCACAACTTATACAGATGTGAATCAGATACTAGAACAGAATTTTGAGTTTAGTGTAAGACTTGCACAAGTATGTGAAAACTTTGGTACTAACTTCCAATATGCATCAAGTGCAAGTGTATATGGCCAAACTACACATTTTACAGAAGATAAACCTTTATTACCAGAAAGTCCGTATGCTTGGAGCAAGTATTTGTTTGACAGATTTATCAATCAATACGTTGACGAATTTCAAATCAAAATACAAGGATTTCGTTACTTTAATGTATACGGTCAAGGTGAAGAACACAAAGGCGATCAGGCAAGTCCGTATTCTAAATTTACACGTCAAGCAAAAGAAAATAGATTTATCAACTTGTTTGAAAATAGTGAAAACTATAGACGAGACTTTGTTTGTGTTGAAGATTTGTGTGTATTACACGAAAAAATGTTTGACGTAGAGGAATCTGGTATATTTAACGCAGGCACTGGAAGATCTGTTAGTTTTGCAACTGTAGCAGAACATATAGCAAACAAGCACAATGCTAAGATTAATTTAATTCCTATGCCTGAAAATTTAAAAGGTCAATATCAAGAATATACTTGTGCAAATTTAGATAAATTAAATTCTGTTGTGGATATGCAATGGACAAACATAGAGGATTATATCAATGGAACAACCAACTAGACTAAGCGGAGTCGTACCCAAAGGATGGGGCTATGAATTAATTTGGGCTACTAATGACAAATATTGCGGCAAAATTATGTTCTTTGAAAAATCAAATGCAAAATTCAGTATGCATTTTCATAGAGAAAAAGATGAAACATGGTTTGTAAATAGTGGCAGATTTAAAGTACGATGGATTGATACTAGTAATGCAACTCTTTATGAAAAAGAATTAAAAGAAGGAGATGTGTGGCACAACCCTCCGCTACAACCTCATCAATTAATTTGCTTACAAGAAGGTTCTAGCATCACAGAAGTTAGTACAGCAGATAGTGTCGAAGATAATTATCGTGTTGCTCCTGGTGATAGTCAAAAAACTAATATAGAACCTAATCTAAACCCTGAGGAACAAGATGGTTGATATTTATTGGGGAGAAGACCCTATGTCGGCACCTGATTATGTTGCACCAAAATGTGTAATTGGATTAGATAGGGACGGGGTTATCAATGTCGATAGAGGCACATATACATGGAAAGGTGTAGATTTTGAACCTATTAACGGCAGTTTAGAAGCAGTTGCTAAACTGCGTAAACTAGGACACAAAATTGCAATTATTACCAATCAAGGCGGTATTGAAAAAGGCATATTTACAGAAGAAGATGTTGATGCACTACATATGTATATGCTAGAGTTACTGGGTAAAGCAGGATGTCCTAGTATAGATGCTATCTATTATAGTGCTAGTAGCCGTAAAGATGATATGTACGCCAAGCCTAATACTGGAATGTTTAAACGTTGCGAAAAAGAACAAAAATTCAAAGACATTAAATTTAATAAAGGTTATTATGTCGGTGACAAAATGAGCGATTTAAAAGCTGCGCATCGTATAGGCGCAAAGCCTGTGCTAGTTCGTACTGGTTACGGATTAGAAACTGAAAAAGAACTAAAGAAATTTACCTACCGTGACATAAGAAAAAAGACCATCGTATTTGATGATCTTTCTTCATTTGCAGACTTTTTAGAATGTTAAGCCTGCGCTTCACCCCATCGTAGAATAATATTTGCGTTAGTATCTGTACCAGCAACCTTATACACATTAATAGCAAGTACGTCTGGACCATTAGGGAATGTTCCTCTGCCTCCTAACGGAGTATTAGTAAGTTCTTTCAATTCTGCTAGACTTAGTGTTGAACGTTCGCCTGGGTTAGCAATAAATGAGAATACTGTTTCGCCAGGTTGTGCATACGGAGGCTGTCGGAATGTAAATTCAATAGTTGCTGAACCAGGAACAAGTGTAGTACCATCGGATGTATTATTGAATGTAACAATATAGTATGTTGTGCTAAAGTATGTCGCTTGTCCAACTGTGTTAACTGATGTACCTGCAGGGAATTTAGTATCACTAACATCTGTTCCTTCTTTCACACCAGAAGCAGCAAAACTTGCTTGATCAAACCAAATTTCAGAAGTTGAGGATGTTTTCCAAACTTTAGAAACTGTTGCAGTATTGTTCGTAGAACTGCTAGAATTAGGTCTCCTATTTAAATACATCCAGCGATAACGTGTTCCATTAACAGTAAAACTATTGCTGAATGTTCGAATAGTTGTATCAGTAAAATTAGGATGTACAAATGTATCGCCTACACTCATTCCACTATTGATATAAGTTTGATAATTAGACTCAGTTAATAATACATAATCTCGACCTGTTTCTACATAGAGTCCGTTCCACCAGTAAGATGCTAGTGTAATATTACCGCTTGGGAAAGCTTGTGTAGTAACAGTTACAGCAACAGCAGCTTCGCCAGTAGTCCATTCTATCGCACCGCCTGATGCAACTTGAGCAAAACTAGGCTGGCCACCTTGTGCAACTCCGCTTAGTCCTGACCAACCAACTGAATCGGGATTCAATGGATAGTTTTGAGGATTTAAAACACCTTCAATAACAATGCCTTGTCCATCACCTGTATTAGAAGTAATTTCAAGTCCTTGCAATAGTAACTGCGCACGATTTAGTAGTTCGCGTTCTCCTAAGTCGCCTACAATAGCATTTGACACACTAGGTGCTAGTCTAATCATAAACGCTGTTTGTTTTGTTGTGCTTACAGAAACTTGCGATTCAGCATAAGAGAAAATATATCCGCGATCTTCATCAAATCCGCCATCTGTAATAAACGCACTACCCCAGTGACTGATAAGTGGTGTAATTGTTTGAGATATTAGTATTACACCAGTTCCTGTGGTATGAGTTGCGGCGCTTCCAGCTGTATAACTTCTTGTTGCGCCGCCTTGAAAGTTTGAAAATGTTGCAGATCTTGTACAACCTGTCAGTGTATTCTCTGTTCTTCCTGTAAACTGAATAATTTCGTTGTCGATATAAATTGTTCCACTTGTTGGAAAGAAACTACCATCTTCAAGTGTAATAGTAGTTTGGGTACTATCCACCTCACTAGCAAGTTTTCCGCTAGGTCCTTCGTTGGTAACTTCGTAACGCACAGGCAAGTTACCTGAACGCATAAACGCTTCTGTGTTTACGTTTGAGTTACGCATTCTATGTGCAAACACAAAGTTACCGTCTGATCCACGTAGCATGAAGTCAATAAAACCAGCACCATACCATGAGTAC